TCACAAATGATATCTATGTAAGTCACATTCTTTTTTTGTCCTATACGATGTGCACGGTCCTCTGACTGTAAACGTTTTTCTAGGTCATATCCGTTAGAATAGTAGATTACGGTGTTTGCAGCTGTCAAAGTAATGCCATAACCGCCTGTAGACGGCGTTCCTACCATAAACCGGCACTTAGGGTCGGACTGAAATTTACGTATATTATCCTGTCTGTCTTCTTGTGGTGTGAGTCCATAATAGTCGACCACGGATCCCGGACCATATTTTTTATTTATATTACTTAAAATTTGTGTCATATCTTTTTGGTAGTTAGCCCAAATAATTGCTTTACCCTCTGTTTCTTCTAATATGTTCATTAATTCTGTAATTCTATTATTTGGTATCAGTTGGGTGCTACCGTCATCAGCCGTGAAGTGCCCACAAGTTATTTGATGTAATCTCATTAATTGAGTTAACACGGTCATGGTGGTTGTAACTTTACCATTTAAAACAGCCATAGCTGCTTTTTTCATTTGATCGTAAATTTTCTTTTGTTCATTAGAAAGACTAATATGTCGTTTAATCCAGTTTTTAGGAGGTAAATCTAGACAATCTTCTTTTAATATTCTTTCAGAAAATTTTTTTACAGTATCTGAAAGTTCACCAAGATTTTTAAATTCATCTACAACCTGTATAGATCGTCCTCGAAGATGCATGGTTTTCATTTCTGCGTATCTATTTCTAAATGCATAATAAGAAGTAAAATCCAAAAGATAGGGGTCTAAAAATTCACATTGAGAGTATAAGTCTAAAGGATTTTTAGTAACAGGAGATCCTGTCATGATACGTTTATATTTAGCATATTTGCCAAGTCCAATTATATTTTTAGTTCTTTTAGCTGTTGGTGTTTTAATTGTAGTGGACTCATCAATAGCCATTAAAACTTTATGTGAGTTTAAAAATTTAGATGCAAATTTTACACCCTTATCTGTTGAGAGAGCTTCAACGTTCATAATTAAAATATGAAGTGCTGTTTCTATTTCATATAAACTTTCTAATTTTTCTTGTTGTCCTTTGGTAATATTTGACTGCCACAAAACAGTCACGTTTTCTATGTGACTTGCTAAATGAGTTGGAAGTTCTTGCTCATACCATGTTTTTACAACTCCCTTTGGGGCAATAATTAAGGCACCATCTATCTTACCTTTATCATAAAGCATGGCTAGATTATCTATTAACACTTTTGTTTTACCTGTACCCATCTCCATAAAGTACGCAAAGTTTTCTTTATGCCACGACTTTTCTAAAGCAGTCATCTGATGCTTATACGGCTTAGTCTTAAATTTATATTTCATCTTTCTATTGACATTCATATATAGGATGTTATATGATTTGTCAATAATGTCAGAAAGAAAAGTTTACGTGATACAAGAAATTTCAGGGACCAAAGCAGGGACTCCAAAAATTAATATTGTGGGAGCCTCTGAGTATGGTGATTTTGTTTTTGTGTTACCAGAATTTTCACAGATGATACATTCACCAGGACCTTTAGTTTACACTTTAAGAAAAAAATTAAAAGATTATAGACCAGAGGATTATTTACTACTTACAGGTGATCCTGCAATTATAGGTGTTGCATGCTCTATTGTATCTGATATTACAAATGGAAAATTTAATTTGTTAAAATGGGATAAACAAGAAAGAAAATATTATCCTATTGAGATTAATCTATACGAGAAAGGAGAAATAGATGACAATTGATTTTGAAAAGGATCAAGAGGATCCTATAAAAAAAACTGCTGGTATTCAATCACTCGCAGACCAAGTTGAAAAGTTAGAATCTTTACAACAAAGATTAGAACTACAAGAAGAAAATATAAAAAATACAAAACAAGAGATCCAGAAAGTATCTGGAGACATCATACCTACAATGATGTCAGAGATGGGTCTTGCAGAACTTAAACTGCATGATGGATCACATTTAAAAGTTTCAACGTCGTATCGTGCAACCATTACGGAAGCAAACAAAGAGGCGGCGTTTAATTGGCTTCGTAACAATGGGCTGGGGGATATAATCAAAAACGAGATACTCGTATCCTTTGGTCGCAACGAAGATAACAAGGCGGCTGATTATGCCGAACTTGCAAAGGGTCAAGGGTTCCAACCGACACAAAAGATGAAGGTAGAACCCATGACTCTGAAAGCGCTAGTCCGTGAGCGTATTGAGGCAGGAAAAGAAATGCCAACGGAAATCTTCGGGGTGTTCTCGGAGAATAAAACAACAATAAAAAGGAACAAGTAACATGAACCAAGTAACAGAAAAAAAGAATGGTGCACTAGCTACATTTGATATGGAGGCTGATGCACAACAACAAAACCAAAATATATCGCAAGAGGATCTTGCGTTGCCTTTCTTAAAGATTTTGGGACAGCTGTCCCCAGAGGTAAATAAAAGAGACGGTAAATATGTCGAAGGCGCAGAGCCAGGTAAAATATTTAATACAGTCACAAGTAAACTGTACGATAGTATCGATGTAATACCATGTTATTATAAAAGGCAATATATAGAGTGGCAAGATAGAGGCGTAACAGGTGGTGGTGCACCGGTAGCTACTCATGAAGCAGATAGCGATATTATTAGTCAAACGACTAGAGGTAAAGATTATAAAGATAGATTACCAAACGGTAATTATTTAGATAATACTGCTAATCATTTTGTTATTTATTTAAACGATACTCCTCAACAAGCATTAGTTTCAATGAAATCTACTCAATTAAAAGTCAGTAGAAAATGGAACTCTATGATGATGGGCCTAAAAATGCAGGGTAAAAACGGATTATTTACTCCGCCAACTTACAGCCACATTTATACTTTAAAGACCGTTCAGATGTCTAATGACAAAGGAACATGGTTTGGTTGGGAAGTTCTTAAAAAAGGACCAGTCACAGATAAGAGCCTATATGAGATGGCAAAAGCATTTGGTAAATCTGTAGGTAAAGGTGAGATAACAACAAAAACTGAAGTTCAAGAGCAAACTAAAAAATCTTTGAATTTATAAAATCCTAGGCAGTGGGCGTCGAAGCTAGCGTGGAAGCGCCCACTTTTTAATTTATGAATGATAAGATAATTAAAGCTCCGGTTACGTATGAAGATTGGATAGATCTGGGACGGGTGATTATACCCTGCGATACAAAGCAGGCTGTGGTCGAAAAATGGTCTGACCCTGATTTTAAGATTACGAAAGAAGAATGGAGAATAGAACACGCAACAAAACAGATAGGACTTAGATTAGATCAATATATAGATTTTGATATTGATAATCCTGTTGTTAAAAGATTTACAGGCGATCACATAAAATCATGTGGTGCCATATTTGGTAGAAGAAATAATCCATCAAGTCATTACCTTTGGTCTGGCACATCAGACTATAAGAAGTTTGCATTACCAAAAGAGTTAGAAAATTATTACAAAGATTATGGTCACGGTGCAACGCTATGTGAGATAAGACATGGTGCAAATAAATACACGTTAGTTCCAGAAACAAAATATCATACAACCAACGAAGTTGTTAAGTGGGTCAAGTATGATGGTATCGATGAGTATCCAGGTAATCTAAAAGTTGACCTTGGTAAGATAGCTTTGGCTGCAGCTCTCTGTATCACGTACGCTGGATCAGGACAGAGGGATGACTATTCTACTGCCATCGCGGGTGTGTTGTTAAAACATACAGAGTGGAACGTAGATGATATAGACGATTTTGTTTATAAGATTGCTGTGGCAGCTAAAGATGAAGAGGCAGAAAAAAGAAAAAGAAAAGGCACAACGCATAAGAAAGCAAATAGAAGATTTGGTATGCCAAAACTTGCAGAGATTATCGGGTGCTCTACAAAAACAATTGCAACTATTTTTAGTTGGATAGGTGTTCAAGAGGCCACAAGTGAGGAGGCAAAACAATCTATTGGTCAGATAATAGAATATGGAAGTGATAGATATTTTGTAAAAATAAACGCTGTGGTGCAAGGGGAGGCTGTTGAAAAAACAATCACGGTAGATGGACCAACACTTAGAAATAAAAAATTATTTTATGACTCTGTGATTAGTAAAGCATCTGTCTGGATACCAGAGATGAAAGCTGCAGACTTTGAAGAGATTATGCGTAGAAAATATGAGGCAAGAGAAAAATCAAACAATTACGTAGAAGAAGCAGAAGAAGATTTACGATTTGTAAAACATTTTAGAAATTATATCTCGGAAGAAAAAGCGTACACAACTAAAAAAGAATTGGCATATTTTGGTTTACCATATTTCAACACTCAAAAAAATATTTTAGAATTTAATTTAGATAAATTTGAAGATTATCTGCACAAACAAAAAATAAATTTACCAAGAGTTGATCTTGTTATTAAATGTCAAAATATTTTAAAAGCAAAAAAAAATCATGGTAAATATGGAACAAAATCTTGTGTGTCGTGGCGTATGGTCGGCCAAACAATCGACAAAGAAGATTTAATAGTAGAAGGTGAATATCAAGAAATAAAAGATAATGGAGGACAAAACAATGAATGATAAAGACTTTAACGGCATTTTAATCAAAAAAAGCACATTTAAAGATGTTAAAATGATTGAAAGGTTAATAGATAAACAAGCAAAAAAACAACCTAAATTTATATCAGGACCACCAGGAACTGGTAAAACTTCAAAGTTTATAACTCAAAAATATGTAGAGTTATTAAAAAAATATTCTCACAATGAGATAATAATATTATCACATACTAATGTTGCAGCTGATGAAATAAGAGATGCAATACTTAAATTACCTGAAGTGAAAGAAAAAGGATTAACAAAAAAATCTTTAAAATATAAAATTTGCACAATACACGCATATTGCAAAAGCAGATTAGTTGGACGTAAAGAAGTATTTAGCTATGAAGATCATAAAAATTTATCGGTGATGGATTCTTTGTTTAAATTACAAAGAGTAACAGAGTCAGAATTTAATTCTGATAAACATAAATTTTATAGATATCTTGCTGATGCTTATGGTAGAGGCAATAGTTTAAAAGAACATTGGAAGACATGTAATAAACAGGTTTATAAACCATATAATTTAAATTCTATAGAACAGATGGTATCTTTATACGAACAATACAAACATGATAATCACGTCTGCGATTACGCTGACATGATACAAGATTTTATAGATAAGGCCGTAGATCCAGATATAAATGCATTAATAGTTGATGAGGCACAGGATAGTAATGTGCCACAGAGAAAAGCCCTTGATAAAATGGCAACAAAAACAAAAGAATACTATTTTGTTGGTGATGCGGACCAAACCATATTTGAATTTGCAGGATCCGATGCAGATTATTATCACAGACTATCAAGAAACGCAGAACAATTAGAGCAAGGACATAGATGTGGCGTAACCATAAATAACTTATGTAAAAGAATAATAAGACCAGTGTGGGATTACTACGGGTATGAAAGAACTTGGAAACCAACAGCTGTAATAGGTAATCATTATCACCTACCTAGTTTAAACAAAAGGTGTAGCGCTATGGAAACTTTGTTAGATAAAATAAATAATACTAACGAAACTTTTTTATTTACATACAGAGGCACGCCATCTGATACATGGGTCAAAAATTTTTTTAAAGCAGAAGGCATAGAGTTTGCACATGTGGGGAACACGGCTCACGTGCCAAAGAAAGAATTAAGGTGTCACAAACTTTGGCCAGAATTTTGTAGAGGCACACCCATGCCACTTAAACAAATAAAAGATTTTTGGGACTATGCAGGTAGTAAAGTTATAGTCAGAGGCAAAGGTGAGGAGAGTTTTGAAGAATGGGTAGATAGAGAATATACGATAGACTACATGATATATCACAAATATTTAAAAGAAGATGCAGGGAAAGAAAGAGATTTTTCTTTAATCAGAACACAAAGAGGTAAAAAAGAGGATTACGAAAAAAGACTCATCTACATTAGAAAGATTCTAAACAAGGGTTTTGATGATGGGGATGTGAGAGTAAAATATGCAAACATACATACGGTAAAAGGTTTGACATTTGATAATGTTGTTGTTGATCTAACAGCAACAAGACTAGAAGATTATTTTACACAACTTAGATTAAAATATGTTGCATACAGCAGAGGTAGATTTGATTGTTGGACTGTGGCATCACAAGGTAAATACACACTGGGGGTTAGATGAAAGATGATGTAGCATTAATAACTGTTATATGCATAGCAACTTTTTTGATATGGACACTTTAAAATATAAAAACATTTGTGGTGAGGACTTTAAAACTAAAACTAAAGCTTATAAATTTTTTAGAAGTTTAGTTAGAGAAACTAATAACACTGATTTAAATTGTTTAGAACCTGTAATTAATTTAACAGAAGAGACTGTTTTAAAAAATTCACACGTTATTAATTTATTTGAAAATTATTTAATAGATGGTGATTGGTATGGAAGAAAAACTAAAGGTCAAACCATAAAGAATTTTGTTTTAATAAAAGACGACTATGGTGATCGTTGTCTTGGTTTTAAATTAGAGGATGATTCTATTGAATCAATTACTGCTAAATCATATTTAATTTGTTTTGGAAAAGGGACTCAAACAGATGATGAAAAACTACACTCTGCCATGAGACATGAAGTAAAATATCAGTCACATGAGTATAGAGATAGGAATCAACACATTCAAGAATGTTTTGATTGTCCTTGTCCAAAAGAGGCTGGTTTAGAAGTTGATCATGTTATTCCATATAAAACCATAGTAGATTCTTTTTTCACTATCCACGATAGAGAAGAATTTAAAAAAAGCATGAACAAAGAGGTAGAGGGTTTGTATTGGAGATTAAGAGAGGATCACAGAAAGATATGGAGAGAGTACCATAAACAACATGCAAAGTTTCAATTACTTTGTAAAGAGTGTCATAAACATAAAACGAAACAAGAGAGGAGTAAGAATGACAAATAAAGAAATATTTAAAGGCACAACATACAACTCACTAGAAGAGCAGGTTGGTGGGAAGCACTACCGTTCTATGAAAATTCAACCGGCAGAGTTTATCAACGAAAATAAACTCTTGTTTGCTGAGGGTAATGCTATAAAATACATATGTAGACATTCTATGAAGGGAAAGGAAGAAGATATTAAGAAAGCAATACACTATTTAGAAATGATATTGGAGAGAGATTATAATGTGTAATACACCAGAAGATTTAGATCTTAATGGTATAGATACTGTTGCGGTAGATATAGAAACATACGATCCTAATCTTAAAACAAAAGGTTTAGGTGCCATACGTAATGATGGTTACATATGTGGTATTGCAGTTGCAACAGGAAAAGAGACAGCGTATTTTCCTCTACGTCACTCTGATATATTTATAGATTATAAAAGAGACGAAAAAATATGGGACACGCTTAACAAAAAAATATTTCAAAACGAAAATATTACAAAAGTATTTCACAACGCAATGTATGATGTGTGTTGGATTAGAGCCGTGACAGGTATGAAAATGAAAGGTAGAATCGTTGATACAATGATAGCGGCATCTGTTATTGATGAGAATAGATTTAAATATTCACTCGATGCATTGTCAAAAGATTATCTTAACGAAGAGAAATACAAATACGATTTACAACAAAAAACTTTAGAATGGTCTGGTGGCACAGTCAAGGACCCGATGACTAACATGCATAAACTTCCTGCATCGATCGTAAAAGAGTATGCAAAGCAGGATGTAAACTTAACTTACAAGTTATGGAGACTTTTTGATAAAAAACTTGACGAAGTATTATACACTAAACCAGAGGACAACGAACAAAAAACTTGTAGACAAATATTTGAATTAGAAACTAAATTATTTTTATGTTTGGTTGACATGAAATTTAAAGGCGTTAGAATAGATGTCGCAAAAGCCATAGAG